ATAATGAAGTCAGATTTTAAGCGTATGTTCGATGAATACCGAAAAACAAATAATCTTAACTGACTACTATATTTATTAGTGAATGAACACTGAATTTGAATTATTTAAGGGGGTTACTTTCTCGGAATTAATGAAGGATATATATCATAATTCCAAAAAGAAGGACCGACAGATTTCTCTAATGCTGCAGGAACTGCGACCGTTAATAAAAAATATCGGCGATGCTACTATTATTGCACCGATCATGAAAGAGTATTTAGATGTACAAGTTAAAAATGATGAACATTTAATTAAATTAGCATCTATTGTACAACGATTAGTGGCTGGAACTCGTGCTAATGATGGTGGTGCAGATGATTTCGGGTTGAGTGAAGAGGAACGTAATCGATTATTACAAGCTGCAGAAGAAGAATTAAAACAAATACAAAATGAGTCGGTGGCTAATAAATGACGCCTAATTTTTTCTATGCAGAAGTTGTCGAACCTTTGAAATCTAACGATAAACGATTTCAGCAAACCGGTGACACTATTACAAATAACTTAATATCAGTAATACCGTTATCGCATAGACTAAATGCACGTATAGATAATATCAAGCCATTTAATAAATACAACATATATGTACCAACTATAGGCGAAATTGTATTGATAATAACAGGCCCGGGCGAAGCTACCGATACGCTATCAGCCCCGTCTCAATATTTTTATCTAAGCGCCGCTAATATATTTAATAATCAAAATATCAATCCGGTACCGGGCACATATTGGTTTAGCGGACAATCACCAAATAGTCGCAAAGAAAAATTTGATATAAAATTCGGTGACGCGTTTAAAGAAAATAATAAAATATCATCATTACAACCATATGAAGGTGATATTATATTTACCGGGCGTAATGGAGCTGCTATACGTTTTTCTACTAGTTATGAGGGCGGGCAATATACTAAAAAATCAGGATGGCTAGGTACAAATGCCAAGCCTATTACTATTATTTCCACCGGTCTAGAAGAAGCCGGCAGTAATACAGTTGTCACAGAAGATTTTGAGAAAACTAAAAGTTTAATAGTTTTATCGAGTGACCAACGATTAACATCTTTTAAGTCATCACAACGTAATCTAGGTACTACTTCCGGCGTACAGCCGAGTTCGATATATCAAGGCGCGCAAATCGTATTAACATCTGACCGACTGATCTTTAATAGTAAAAAAGATGAAATAATACTATCATCACAAAAGACGGTGACTGTAGCTACCCCGGCGTGGGCTATGGATTTAGATAAATTATTTACGGTTATCGAGAAATTAATTAATTTATTAACACAACAGGCCAGTGCCAATTCCCAATATCAATTTCAAACTGGTACTGGTCCAACGAATGGTGCGCCGGGGTTAGTACCTGAATTAACTCAATTATTAACACAAATCAATACGATGCGTCAATAATGGCAGCGCAATGGTCGATTTTTGAGCAATCAGTTACCACATATTTTACCACTACGCCTGCACGTAATGCAACAGAATCTGCTATTTTTTTAACCAATGCTTATATATCGGCTACCATTACGGCACAAACATCATTTGGTAACACTACTCTAGTACCTAGGCCGGATATTTTAATCGAAGCCTTTGAGAGTACATTTACTAGTAATGAAAAATCACTGTCATCGACGACGCCCGATACGTATTCTAAGTTAGCACAAGGAATCATAAAATATTGGTCACCGGGTGGTGTAATTTTGAATCCGCTACCGCCAGCCTCACCGACAATAGCTCCGGTGGTCGCTGGCTTTTTTATTCCTAACATACAATTCAATGCAATTTTAGAACAAGCATTGAATGATATATCGAGTAAACTACCATTATCGTCTAATGAAATACGTAATGCTCTAACACAAAATGCCATTGTCGGTGATCCGTTCATAGCATTACCTAGCCCGATAGTAATATTCCCCGGGGTAGCACAGCAACTCCAGATTGAGTTGTATTCAGCGTTTACTCCGGGTAATACTGCGCAACAATCGGCCCAATTATTGGCACAGGCGTTTCGTAATCATCTGTCTACATTATTTGGTATATATATCGGATTCATGCCGCCAGGTAGCCCATTACCTATTAATATAATACCATGGGCTGGTATCAACTAAAACTATACTATACACATATTTATACAAAAGGCAAGCTATGGACAGCAAAACTTTTATAAGCATTATGCGTAAGCTGATCAGCGAGGAAGTACGTAAAGTCGTACGTGAAGAAATGCGTAAAGCGCTTAATGAACATAACACCGATCATCGTCGTGTCATGGAACACGGTATTAATATGTACAATGAACATATACCGGTAACTAGCAAACCTAAACGTAATGATATAAAATTTACTAAGGATACGCTGCTAAACGATTTATTAAAAGAAACGGCTGCTACAATGTCACCGAGTGAATTATACCAAGAGCCCCGTGTTAAACAAGAAGATTGGGGAGTATTAGGATCGAGAAATTTTAGTAGTAATGATGTACATGCGGTTGCGGCTCGTAAACAATCATCTATAATGCCTACAGCTAACCCGGCAGTAACTATAGCGCCTACAACTGATATAAACGGTAATCCAATTAATATGAAAAATGATTCAGTGGCCGCAGCCGTCGGTTTAATGAATCGCGATTATTCAGCATTAATGAAGGCTATTGATAAAAAGAAGGGGATGGCGTAACTAATTGGCGAGAGAAACATTTAGATATCAGCCACTTGATCTAGATCCCGATATTGGTATCGGTATATCATTACCATTCAACAGGGCAGTGGGCGGTAGATCTGCTACACAAGCCTATAATACTAATATCGGCGGTGGTTCAATATTTAATATTACATATACTACTCTAGACCAAGCTACTTCAAATCTTAAAAATTTATTGTTAACACGCCGCGGTGAACGGCTATATTTACCTACATTCGGAAGTCCTATACCAGATTATCTTTTTGAAAATATCAATCCATCGGTTATTGATGATATCGAAAATGATATTAAAGAAACAATAAATTTCTGGTTACCGTATATAATACTAGTATCGGTTGATGCGAAGTTTTTTCCGGATCAACATACATTTACTATTAGCATTGTGTTCCGTGTCACTGAAAACGGCGCCAATGTTACTATTACACTTTTTCAGTCATCTGATGGGGCTGCTATTATAGAGGGTACATAATGCCAGAATTAGTAAAAAAAGATATAAAATATCTAAATAAAGATTTCGGACAGTTCCGGGCTAACCTAATTAACTTTGCAAGGAACTATTTTCCGAATACGTATAATGATTTTAATGAAGCGTCGCCCGGTTTAATGTTCCTTGAAATGGCATCATATGTGGGGGATGTATTATCATATTACACTGATTACTCATTACGTGAATCATTATTACCTTATGCACAGGAAAAGGATAATATGCTACGGCTGGCCCAATATTATGGAATGCAGGTTCGTAATGTATCATCTGCTGTATCACGTATAGATATTTTCCATACTGTACCAGCAACCGGGTCGGGCGCTGCTGCTAGGCCAGATATGCGATATGCGTTAGAAATAGCAGAAAATATGGTTGTAAGCACGCAGGGCGGTGTAAAATATCGTACATTGGATGTAGTAGATTTTCACCAGTCGGGCAGTGCTAGCCCTTTAGATATATCCGTATATCAGATCGATGGTAGCGGTAATGTGACGTATTATCTTCTTAAGAAACAGGTCGATGTAATTTCCGGTGAACAAAAAACTAGTACATTTTCATTTGGTGATCCTAAAATATATGACAAAATTGTGTTACCAGCTGAAAATATAATTGATATTATTAATGTAACTGATAGCGATGGAAATCGTTGGTATGAAGTACCGTTTTTAGGACAGGATACTGTATTTGAAAGTATACGTAATATTTCATTTAATGACCCGTTATTATCGGATGCGCGTACGGTTGCCCCATATATACTTAAATTAACACGTACACCATTTAGATTCGTTTCTAGATTACGTGAAGATGGGTTTGTGGAATTGCAATTTGGGGCAGGTATAAGTAGTGGGGTGGCTGAATCGATCATACCTAATCCTACTAACGTCGGGTTAGGATTACCTGTTATTACACGATTTGTTGATAATGCCATAGATCCCTCGAATTTCCTATATACTGATACATATGGTTTGGCTCCTAATAATACCACATTAACTATAACATATTCAATCGGTAAAGGATTGAATGATAATGTTAGTATCAATGAAATTACTAATATCGATTCTGTAACTTATTTAACTACAAATTATAATGTAGATCCCGCGTTACTATCGGCCACAAAAGCTAGTGTTGCAGTTACTAATCCAGTTCCAGCTACCGGTGGATCGAATTTACCGCCTATTGAATCGTTACGGCAGAATATTATTAGTACATTTGCATCACAGTATAGATCGGTCACCAAAGAAGATTATATAATGCGTATATATGCTATGCCGTCAAAATATGGCAGTGTAGCAAAAGCATATTTAGCTCCGGACAGCCAATTAGACACGGCGGATCGTGAATACCCTAGAGATACCATTGCCAATCAATTAGGATTAGATATTTATTTGTTAGGATTCGATGCCAATAAAAATTTAGTACCTGTTAACAGAGTTGTTAAAGAAAATTTACGTACATACTTATCAAATTATCGAATTTTAACGGATGCGATAAGTCTTAAAGATGCATTTATTATTAACATTCAAATTGAATTTGAAATTGTTACACGCCCGGATTATAATTCTAATGAAGTATTATTGCGATGCTTGAGTATGTTACGTGATAAGTTTAGTAACGATCGTAATCAAATCAATGCACCTATTATAATTAGTAATTGTATGACAGATCTAGATCGTGTAGACGGTGTACAATCTGTAGTTAATTTTGAAGTAAAAAATGTTTTTGATATAAATGCCGGGTATAGTGGTAATGTTTATGATATATCTAGTGCAACACGTAACAATATTATATATCCATCATTAGACCCGTCGATATTTGAAATTAAGTATCCAGATACTGATATCAAAGGAAGAGTAGTTAAATTCTAAAGGACATAAATGTATCGATTATTTTATCCGCGCCGTGATGCTACGCTTTACGAAAAATACCCGACAAAAAATACGGGTATCGATCAGATTCTTGAAGTAAGTAAAATAGCTTCGGGGTCACCAGATTCTGGTATAATTGGTACTAATACATATAATACTCGTATTTTAATTGATTTTGGCGATGAAATAACTACTATATCACAAGCGCGTGCTAGCGGTCTTATCGGTAATAATGCAAAATATTATCTAAATTTACGTGCTACAAATTCTACTAATTTGCCTATATCATATTCACTTGAAGTATATGCTATCGGTGAACAATGGGTAAATGGTACCGGTACTGACGCGGATACTCCAATAACTACAAATGGCGCGTCATGGCAATATCGATCATCTGAAAATGTCGGACAAACGTGGACTACGGCTGGTACCGGTGATATTACAGGATCGAATGGGATGACGAATATCGGCGGTGGTACTTGGATTAAACCTAATATTGACTGGGGAAATACTTCGTGGAGTGCGTTAATTGGATATGCCACCGCATCAAAACAATTTAATTATGAATCGCCAGATTTACGTGTTGATGTAACTAACATCGTTAACGGATGGTTACAACCTAAATATCCTAATTATGGATTTCTAGTTAAACGGCCTGATTCCGATGAGCGATCGGGTCAGCCTTTCGGTGAACTTAAATTTTTTAGCAAAGATACTAATACAATTTATGTACCTAGACTAGAAGTTGCATGGGATACTTCTAATTTTAGTGGTACATCATCGTTTACTGAAATTTCATCTGATTCATATGTTATTTATTTCAAAAACATACGTAGTGCATATAGAATCGGCGATAAAATTAAATTTAGACTAGGCGTACGACCACAGTTTCCGGTTAAAACATATACTACCGGATCATTTTATTTGTCGCCAAATTATAGACTACCGACATCATCATATTATTCAGTACTTGATACAGTAACCAATGAAACTATAATACCATATGATACTACCGCATCAAAAATTAGTTGTGATAGTAATGGTAATTACATAGACTTACAATTGGATACATTTCAGCCAGAACGATATTATAAGTTAGCTTTACGTGTAGAGCGTGATTCTGGTAATGATATACAACTTCATGATGATGGTTATTATTTCAAAGTGGTTAGATAATGGCAACAAATAGTAATCAGTTTTTAACGCCGATCGATAATAATCAAATAGTATTAAACATACTACAGCAGGAATTTCCTGGACTAACAGAATTACCATCGGTTACGCTCGCGGCTGAGACGAATGCATCGATATTACCACAATACCAAACATCGAATTCTGAATTAGCACAGCCGTTAATACCATTAGATAGATCATTAACTGGTATTATACAAATTGACAATGATGACGATGCTAAAGTATTAACTATACCATTACAAAAAATATCATTTGATGATATTGATAATTATGAAGAAATAATAGATCGTACTTATACATATTTTGTCGACCTAGAAGATGTACCTAGTGAAGTACAGATACCGGATATTATTGGTAAATTTATTACAGTGCCGCGGCAAACATTACCTACAACCGGCGGGCCGACGACAGATTATCATGCATCGTATTTAATAATTAAAGCATTTCCTAACTTATTGCAATTTTCTGTATTTTTTGGTAAAGAGGTCAACGGTAAACCAATGTTGTATCGTATACCAGATTACAAAACATTAGAAGTTATGTTAACTCAGCGTAAACTAACATATAGTGCTATACAGGTAATTGAAAAAGATATGCTAGATCGTATTACTAGACGTACTTTAAGTAATATGCTTGAGCCGGTAGAATTAGTACAAATCGATACCATATATAGTAGTACTGCCATTAATGCCCCGGCCAACGCTAATCTAGATTATTTTTATTATCGCTATTTACCAGTACATATGTCATTGGTCGATCAATGGTCTATATATACCCGTTTTGAGTCCGGTTATCGCCCGTCTACACCATACAAACGTGATCCTGTAGATTATATCGGTCAAGTGTTTGGATCTAGTCTATCCACCTCTTTTGACCGTCAAACATCGTTGGAAAAATTGCGTGATAAATTTGAAGGTCGAATCGTCGCGTTTAGAGATCTAAACACTTTGGATGCCCTTAAAGGTAATAGTCCATTTAATGGTGATAATGATGATATAGAAGGATTACGTATGCTGTTTTACGGTAGATGGCGTCCGGTTTTTAATTTAGATATATTAAAATTGTATTCCGTACAGTTTAATGGTCCGATAGATTTTCTAGTAGATAATAATGCAGGCGATGACCTAAATGCAACAGATGAACGTCAGATAATTGAGTTTCGAGCTGTATTAAGTAAATTGATAGAAGCTGGATTAATTACGGTACTCAATGAAGATAATAACAATTCACCGATATGGAATTCGTTTACACATGCATTGACGCCGTTAACAAGATTGGAATATGAAGATTATTTGAAATTAACCGATGTATTCGATCGAAATTTCTTATTACCATATGAACCACGGGGGTCTGTGCGATATTATGATGCAGAAAATAATGGCGCGCGCGGTTCTTTATTATTTCCATTGAACGCTGAAATTAATAGTAATGTAAGTGCACCGAGTTCCAAAAGAGAAGCATTGCTTATACAAGTAAATAATGCGATATCACAAATTGATGATATAACCGATGAAATAGACGTGTTATCTATTAATAATGAAGAGAGTATAGCTAACAAATTATACAATTGGAGATCTACAGCGCGTGATATAATATTAGGTGGATCATTATCATATTCATGGCGGGTCGGGCCTGGTAATGTTATAGAAAGAAACGGGAATGGGGTATCATCATTAAATGCATATAATGCGGCATCGGCCGGTGCATTAGCATTAGTACCAATTGTCGGTATAGGTTTAGCGGCTGAAACTATAGCTGAAACAAATATAACCGTAACTGATTATATAACACAGATGTCGGATTGGAAAAATGATTATGATAATGAATATAATCAGTTAATTGCAATATCCGATGCTACATTAGGTACCAGTCGTACGTTATTAGAAGATATAGCTTCGCAGATTGAAGATGATATGTTTATTACGGACTTTGATAATTATGAAACTCGTATTAATAATAGATTGGCCGATGCTGTTGGTATACGTGTTAAAATTGTAGATCTAAAAACTATTGAAGCATCCGGCATTAAATTATATACAGATTTTATATATCAATTAAATCAAGAAACGTCTGTAATTAAAGCTCGATATAACAGTATCGGCAAGCAGTTAACTATATCAAATGTACGTAATAAACTAATATCCAATATTGATATTAACAATAGTTATTTAACTGCTCTAAATTGATACTAGTTGATATTTATACAAAAATATTCGACGTATGTCATTAACGCAATATCAAAATCTGGATGAACTTAACAATATCAGCCAACCAGCACGTGGCCAGATATTTACTGATAGTGATTTAGATTTACTTATTTATCGTATCAATAATGTTGAGATGCCTAGTGGCATGGATGACATTGCGTTGGAAATGCATGTATATACTCCGGCCCCGTCCAATCAGTATATATCATCGGCATATGATGTACGTGATATACGCGATCAGGATGCTACGCTAGATATACAGTTAGTTAATATCTTAGCCGAATTAAATATTCGACGTGGGCAGTTCAAATTAATTTTTAACTATATACGTAATGTAATAGGCGATTATTATAATCGTGATATATGGGCTGTAGAAATATCACCGGATCGTAATGAAATACATATACGGGCAGTAGAATACAAAGATCGGCCGCAGATTATCTTTACAGATGAACTTATTGCTGAACTTAATGATATTAATAAACGATTTGCGCTTAATTTTGGAGAAAACCGCTTATACCGTATTATTAATGCTAAAGGTAATGTAAATAATTTATATCTTAAAATATATGGCACTTTTGATGATGATATCAACGAAAAATTAAAATTATATTTAGTTGAAGAATTAATCGAACCATATATTGATAATGTTAACTTATTACCCGCGGCAGAACCGTCTACATTAAACACGTTACGCGGACCAAATTGGGAAATCGAAACTGAGTACAATACTATAACAGAGACAGATTTCAAGAATTGGAATGATTTGTTAGATACTAATCTAACAACTAGCCAGCAGATAATCGATAATTACTTTTCCGGATCGCTACAAGGCGCCGATTTAAATATAGATTTTACATCATTTAGTAATTTTGTACATTACTCATCAGCCCGTGAACGTTTATTGAATTTTCGATATAAACTACAGTTAGCTGAATACTATAATAGCCAAATAAATAGTTTTAATACAGCAGTTGGATCGGATTCGGGGTCGTTAGTTGGTAATATTGCAATTAATCAACAGCGTAGAGATAATATAATAGGATCATTTGATTTATTTGAACGATGGTTATACAATGAACCTACTTCGAGTTTATTTACACATGGAATATCTGGATCTGTAATATATGCCGAACCATATACATTAACACCATGGCCTAAATATTTATCGAGTGGATCATATATCGTACATCATACTACATCGAGTATTGCATTAAATTGGTATAATGGTTTCATTGAATCGGCTTCATTATATGATGAATCTAATGAATCTGCATTAGTTAAAACTATACCAGAACATATACGACTAGATGCGAATAATGATCAATATACATTATTTGTTAATATGATCGGTCAACATTTTGATATTTTATGGACATATGTTAACGAATTATCAAAATTATATTCACGCGAGGAGCATCCTAAATTAGGTGTATCATCTGACTTGTTAAAACCGATAGCCGAATCTTTAGGTTGGAAATTAGCTAATGGTCGGCAATCTGATGAATTATGGAAGTATAAGTTAGGATTAAATAATTCCGGGTCATATCAATCTACGGGGTCATTGTTTAGTAAAACCGGTGAGGATTATACGCATGAGATACGGAGACGTATAGTTAATAATTTACCATACTTACTTAAAACAAAAGGTACTGCACGTAGTATTAAAGCGTTGATGAATGTATACGGTATCCCGCAAACATTATTATCAATACGCGAATACGGAGGGCCAGCGTTACCGAATGACCGACCGGCCTTAATTGAAGATAGATCGGTATATGCATTTGATACTAACGGTTTAACAGGTACCATTCCGGGAGTGAATAGCTCGCCACGTATTAATATGCCATGGCAACGTGTACGACGTAGAACTAGTACCAATCCTACCGATGATGTAAGTCCAGCAGTACAGTTTCTTGGCCCGAAATTAACAGGATGGAATGCCCACCCGCAAACTATAGAATTTCGGTTTAGGTCTAATAGATTACCAGTAGCTAGACGACAATATTTAATGGGGTTTACTGACTCCGATCACCCGGAGTCCGGATGGGTGGTTGCAATCGAGCCAACTAGTTCTTATACAGAAAATGGCGTATCTGGATCACAAGATCATGCGCGTATTACGTTTTATATAACCGGCTCAGGTGGTTTAGTCTCAGCATCGACTGGATATGGGCCTATACAAGATGGCGATTTTTGGAATTTTAAGATATCAACATCACAGACTGGGTCAGCTACTTATGATTCAGGTGATCTTACATATTCTGCATCCGCAGTACCAAATAACCAAATCTGGACTATTAAATGCCAAAAAGCTGCTAATCATGCTATAGGACGTATTACACATAGGCTATCGGCGAGTATTGATATGTCTACACACCCGCAAATGCAGGGGGCGAATTCTTCGAGTTATAACCAGAATTGGATAGGAGCCGGACCGCTAGCTCCGGGAGTGAGTACTATAAAAATCAGCGATGGTGGCACGGCCGCCAATTTCTTAGCAGGTTCGGGTATTAATACTACCAATCCATCTGGTACTCGATTATCGGGGTCCGTGCAAGAATTAAGATTATGGCTCGAAGATTTATCAGATACCGTATTTGATTTACATACACTTAATCCAACTTCATATGTTGGTAATACAACCAGTTCTGCATTTGAGCGGCTGATTGGACATTGGCCATTAGGATCTGATGGTAACATTTACGATCATAGCTTATTTGGTACAACTACACATTCTATCGCGAGTTCACATCCGGATCAGACTATACAATTCTACGGCTATTCACAATCAATTAGCCCTTCCGGTATTTCGAATTATTCCCCCAGCTATCCAGCTCGTGTAAATATAATCTGGAATCAGACGGGCAGCGCTGTATGGTATAGTAATTATAATGAAACATATTATATCGATGCTCCTAGTTTAGGTGGTAATAATTTTCGTAGCCAAAAAATTAGGTTGGATGATAATGAATTATTATATGTATTATCGCCGACAAATACAGCGCAGCGCAGCCGATATGAAACTGCACCAGTTGACTCAGAACGTTTAGGATTATTTTATAGCGCAGCTGATCAACAAAATAAAGAAATTTTTAATCAGATCGGCCCAATTGAATTAGATTCATATATAGGCGATCCTAATGATGAATTTGAATCATCATATCCAGCATTGGCTCGATATTCCGATGAATATTGGAAAAAATACCGAGGCACATCTTTAACTACGTGGGCTGAGTATGCCACGTGGTTGCCTTACTGGTACAACCAGCTGAATTTTAGCGGATCGTTTAAAAACAATATTAATGATTATATACGAGCCTTTAGTTTATATGATTTTACATTATTCGATCAAATAAAACAATTACTGCCAGCTCGTGTAATACCTACTATGGGTCTACTAGTTGAACCGAATATTCTTGAACGGCCAAAAGTACAATTATATAGACGACCATCTATAGAAACACCCCAATATAATGCTTTAATAACAGAACAACAGCCGACTTCAAGCGGTGAATATATTTTATACTCGGCTTCGATTGATAATGTACAGCAATTATCCATGCAGTCAGTATATAATATAAGTTCAAGTGGATATACAGATATTCCTGGTAATTTTGCTGCGGTAGTATCAGGATCGGATCCATATGAGCCAATGAGTTATACAAAAACTGAAGCGTTATATAATAATCCATTTGGTTATGTGAATATTACTAGTAGTATATCACCTACCGGTAGTATTATTGATACTGCTAGATTATCTTATGTTTTTAGTCGGGTAGTTTATAACTATCAACCAACCGGTAGTGACCCAAATGCGTGGATACAAGCGTATAATATTGAAAATAGTTTATATGTCAGTCGATCACTAGCTACCGGATCGTATATGGATGATTTTTTCACCCAAACTGAAAATTTATACTTTGAAGGATGCCGTATTACATCTGCAGACATAAATGTCAACTCAACGCAGACTCCGGATCAATCGCCGGTAGTTACTATTTTTGAGACTAACCCAAATCAAATTATTTATTCTAATAATGCTCGCAATAGTAACTTAAAAATCAGATAATTTAGTATATTGTATATTTATTAAAAATAGGAGTATTCCATGGGCTATTTGAATAATTCAAGCATTACAATCGATGCCATTTTAACTAAAAAAGGTCGCGAACTATTGGCCCGCGGCCGCGATGAATTTAAGATTACACAATTTGCATTAGCGGATGATGAAATAGATTATGATTTATATAATCCAGCGCATCCATTGGGTAGTGCATATTATGGTGCAGCTATAGAAGCGTTACCGATGGTAGAAGCGTTAACGGATGAAACACAAATGTTAAAATATAAGCTTGTCACTCTTCCAAAAGGTACTGCCCGGATTCCAGTAGTACGTGTAGCCCAAACGGATATTACCTTGGAATCCGGTGAACAAACTGTAATACGTCCGCAGACCGTAAATTTCCAAAATGGTAATACACAATTTGGATATACAGTAATACTATCAGATTCAGATGTAGCAGAAGTTAGAGCCACCCGGTCTGCGCCGAATCAAGGCATTGCTACGGTACCACAGTTTATCGGTGATAATGAAGCCGCCCAATCTGTTACAGTAAGTGGTATTGAATTTGAAATTACAGCTAAGCAACAATTAATATCTGATAAATCAGCAACGATATTGATTATTGGTAATGAAACCGGTGGCAGGGCTACTATAACGTTGACAGTACGTAGATTAGAAGTTGCAACTACACCAGGTGCACCTGTAACTCAATAATATTATAATAGGTAAAAATTATGGCAGTATCTAGAAATCGTTTTTCTAATTTAGTAAATAATGGGTTTACTAGGCAAACATTTGACGCGGCACGTACCCCAGTTAATCAGGATGTAGCAAGTAATAGTACCACTGCACAAATACAGTCATTGGCACAACAATTAGCTAACCAGATTATCGCTGAACGTGCTAACGCAGCCCAACGTGCGCGGTTAGGACGTGTATTTACTAATTTTGACCCAGTTGATGATATTATACCCAATCAACAAGAAACTGTTACCAAAGCGTTGTTTTCAAACAATGTAGGTAATTTGCTTACATATTTTACATCATCAACCGCTACTGCTACTCAAAATACGTATTACAGAGAAATATTTAATAGTGCATCTACAGCGGCTACATCACAACCGCAATTTTCAATAGCATATGGTGATTATCAAGGATCTGGATCTATTGATACCACCGGCGGGTTAAATAATGATACTCCTAGTCGCGCAATATATCGTCAATATGCACAATTAGTACTTGAGCCGAATGATTATAAATTTACGATTAACGGAGTTGATACCGATCGTATTTATGTTGTTAACTTCAATAGAGCTCGTTTCCGTGAAAAATTGGATCCGGGTAATGTTGAATTCAATATTGCATATTTATCTGGTTCAGGCTTTACTAATAATACACATACCGGGTCTAATGTTCAATTACTACCGTTAGCCCAAGGCGGCGGTAAATTAGTAATTATCGATGATTCCGGGGCATCTTTAGGTAATGTAAGTGAGGCTGGATTAGTCTATAACTTAGTGTCAGGATCTATTACAAACGGTATTTATAATACATCGAATCCACATTATTATGGATTAATATACCCGCAACATGGATATGCCGTATTCAACGCCAATGCATTAGATATAAGCGCATCATTTAATACGGTTACCGGGTCATTAGTTCAAGGTGATAATGCTATGAAATTGTTTACTGCCATTTCCGGCGCAGCTGCGAGAGACGGTTATGGTATACAGGCCCGGTCATCTGAACAAGTAAAATCGACATATTATTATGTACGTGTTAAAAATGGCGAGTATAATTATTCTAATAATCCTTCGTTTGTAACCGGGTCACTTGGCCAATTGACATATAGTACATTTATAAATGACCCGCAGATCTATATTACAACCGTCGGATTATATAATGATAGGAGAGAATTATTAGCTGTTGCAAAATTAAGCAGGCCAATTCTAAAAGCCTTTACAAGAGAAGCGCTGCTGAAAGTGAAACTCGATTTTTAAGAGTAGTTTACTAAAGTAAAATAAGACCATACCAATTTTTTGAGTAATCGTGCCACAACCATCAGTATTTAGAGCATTACGTCCGAGTGATAAACAGTTCACGCCGGTACAATCTTTCAAAAGTTATATTGTTAGTCCTACTAATTATTCGGGGTCAGGCTATGGATTATATCATGGAATACATAGTAAAAATACACCAGCGTTATATAGTCCATTCACAGCGAATGATCCTGTTAATTCATATGATGGTAGTAATAAGTATATAATATGGAATGCCGTTGATCATAGATATTATAGATATCCATATGATGCAGCACGTAGTATTGAACTAACTAATAGACGTACAGTAGATAAGTTTTTATTTTATTCATCTTCGTTATTATCATTACCATATTTTGAATTAGGTGAACGAGTTAAGGCCGGCAGTGTTAATATACAGCGATCCGTAGTATCATATCCTGAATATGATTTTACATTACAAGATGATGGTAACGGTAATTTACGCGATGCATTAATTGATTCATCATCATTTGCAAATCGTAAAAAACTGACAGGTTATTGGACATTTAATAATGAATTTAGGAAATTTAATAATGGTTTCGGTACCATTACTAATGGTGAAATTTCATTTGATAGTAGATTATTTACTCCAGAATTCGATTCATATATAAAAAACATTGGTATTGTACCAGGTATTGAAATGTCATATACGCCGACGCCGACCACTATTAATAGCGGATTAGCCGGCGCATTTGGTGTAAATGGTACTAGCTTTATACGTACGGGACATATCTCCGATTTTGATTATTCACCAGTCGATGATTGGACTATTAGCTTTTGGATTAATACTCCGGCTTCCTCAAGTCATACTACGGGCCATTATGCTACATTAATATCAAAACGTTATGAAAAAGAAGTAACTAATTATGATATAGCATCAAGTTTATTACTAACTGGGGTCGAAAGTACAATAACCGGCTCAGTTACAGAATTAACATTAGATGAAACTAATAGAACAAAATCTAAACGATATCCGTTCAATATTGAAATATACCAAGCCGCTAGCGATCTGACTAAACAGGGTACGATTATAGCTAGTATGGGCGGTACAGAGACTGTTGTTACGGCATCTATTATTAGTTCGGTACATGGGTCTACTACCGGATCATGGCATCACGTTGCTGTACAGCATTCATCGAGCATTTTCAAGATATATCGTGATGGCGTACTAGCTCAATCAGCTAATACAACTGGTATTGGTGAAACTCGTAATAAGGCTAAATTGTTATTTGGTAATCCGGATTCTGATAGTACTCGTGCAATATCATTTGGGTATTCCGGTAGTATGGCTGAAATACGATTTTATGATTATGCATGTACAAATACAGAATTACAATCTTTAGCTAATGCACATTTTATTTCAGGATCATTATATCAAACTAATGTCGCTGGTAATGTATTTTACCGTAATGGTCATATAGTTATATCTAGTCCAGTACCAAAATATCATAATACATTATTATCCGGTTCATTTATCGGTGGGCATCCTAATAATTGGTCCGCCAGTTACCGTGGTACACATACTATATATGAAAATATGATATTATGTAATGTACCAAAGGATGTCATGAATGTATCGGTAAACCCGACCGCGGTTAGACAAGGATATGATTCATTACGTCCGGATGATTTCATTAATGGTATAATAAAACCATACATCACTACTATTGGGTTATATAACGATCGATGTCAATTATTAGCCGTTGGTAAACTAGGTCAACCTATACAAAAGAGAGATGATATTGATATGAATTTTATAATCAAATATGATTTTTGATATATGATACGATTAAAGGAGCTTCTCGAAATAAAAATATCGATGTTAGTGCCTAACATTGATACTGAACACGATTATAATGATCCTAATGATGATTATGCACAGGATTTAGATTCATATTTAGAGGATGATGGAATCGATTGGAGTCGTGAATCTAGTGTAGAACTACTTGATCCTAATTATATAGAGCCTTCGGAATGGAATAAATTATCAGCTGATCCGGATAATCCAAAATCATTACGAATGGCCGAAAAAAACCCGGCTTCATTTCCGCCTATCACAGTATATAAAGATGGTGACAAATACTATGCAATTGATGGTATACATAGAACATATGCATTCCGTAAAATGGGAATGATGATTCCGGCTATGATCATGAGTAAGCGAATGTATGATTCATTAGCTACTAATGATCGCCAATATGAAAATTTCATGTTGACAAAGTATAAAGATGCCGAAGTACCTAAGCCAGTGCCGATAAACTAAAACAAGGAAAAGTTATGTCATGGAATTCAAAATCTAAAGCTCGTCGAGTGGCGTTGAAATATGGATATCGTTCTGGTTTTGAACATAAAGTATCTGATCAATTAAAGGAACAAAAAATTGAATTTGGTTATGAAGATACTACGATAGAATATATTATACCTGAAAGAAAAAGTAAATATACGGTTGACTTTACATTGCCTAATGGTATATTAGTAGAAACAAAAGGCCGGCTTACATTACAAGACCGTCAGAAGATGATATTTGTTAAAAAGCAACATCCCGTATTAGATATTAGATTGGTATTCCAGTCGGCAAACGCCAAGCTTAGTAAAGGTAGTAAAACTACATACGCCCAATGGGCAGAGAAAAATGGATTTAAGTGGGCTGAAAAATTTATTCCGGAATCATGGTTAGCTGAAAAAAAAGTTTAGGAAAGTTTCGGCTAGCTCTTGATTTTCTGAAAAATTTTTATTAAATTCTTAAGAAAATAATTTTTATAAAGTAATTATTAGTTATTGTTTTCAGAATGTAATGATGAAAATGATAACTCATTATTGTTTTAACGATAATGTTAACTAATTAATTATTAATATAATAGTATTAATTATAAAATGAGATTACAACTGACAACAGTACTCGAGACTGTACTAGGTAAAGGTAAACCGACGTCAGGCGATAATGTATCATATTTTTGTCCATTTTGTCATCACCATAAACGTAAATTAGAGATAAATCATAGTACACAATCATACAATTGTTGGACATGTAATATTTCAGGACGTAAGTTAATAACGTTATTTCGTAAGCTTAATGTTAATCGTGAATTAATATCACAGCTATTCACAGTACTTAATGAAACGGAATTCCGCCCTAAAAAAACTACTACTAATACTCCAGTTGTAGAATTACCAAAAGAATTTAAGCCATTATGGATATTAGATGCTAATAATCCAGAATACCGTAATGCTGCCGCATATCTTAAACGACGTAATGTTACAATTGCTGATATATTGAAATATAGGATTGGGTATTGTGATACTGGAAAATATAGTAACAAAATAATTATACCAAGTTATGATGCAAATGGCTCGTTGAACTATTTTGTAGCTAGGGCATATTATGAATCAGATACCCGTAGATACCAAAATCCGAACGTCTCCAAGGATATAATTGGTTTCGAATTACTTGTTAATTGGTCACTGCCGATAGTGTTGGTAGAGGGCGTATTTGATGCCATAGCGGTAAAACGAAACGCTATACCATTATTCGGTAAGACCATTAGTAATACACTTAAAAAACGTGTTATTGAAAAACGTGTTACAGAAATTTACATCTGCCTCGATCGAGATGCGCGTAAACAAGCGTTAGATACAGCGAATTATTTTATGGCTCATGGTATTGATGTATATTTTGTTGATTTAGATGAAAAAGATCCATCACAAATTGGTTTTGACATGATTATTTCTTATATTAATAAAACATCTAGGTTATCTGCAGAGCGATTGATGGAGGAAAACATTTTATGCCTACTATGAAAAAATTTGATATCAATATCGATCGAATTGATCGTATATACCACATTGCTGATGTACATATACGCAATGTTAAACGACATAATGAATATAGAACTGTATTCGATCGTTTATATAAGTATATCGATACTACTAAAACAAAAAATAGTATTATTTATATAGCCGGTGATGTTGTACATTCTAAAACAGATTTATCGCCGGAATCTGTCGATCTAGTAAGTGATTTTTTTACGCGATGTGCAAATTTATTACCAACAATAATTATCGCTGGTAATCATGACTGTAATCTTAATAACAGTAGCCGGTTAGATGCAATATCGCCCATAGTAAACGCTATTAAGCATCCTAATATTTTTTATCTTAAAGATACCGGTGTATATGAAATAGCAGATTGCCATTTCAATGTGATGTCTGTTTTTGACAAACCAGCTGACTACATTAAAGGATCATCGTTTCAAGGTAAAAATAAGATTGCATTACATCATGGGGCTGTTAATAGTGCAACTACTGACCATGGTATTATGTTATCTAATAGTCATGTAACTAATGATTTGTTCGTAGATCATGACATGGCATTATTAGGTGATATACATAAAATGCAATTTTTAGATGATAATAAAACAATTGCTTATTGTGGCAGTCTAGTGCAACAGAGCCATGGTGAAATGTTGCACCATGGTATACTAGTATGGGATGTCCCATCACGTACGGCCGAATTCGTTGAAATACAAAACGATTATGGATATTATACATTTGAAATTGTTAAAGGTATAATAACTAATGATAATGATTCTGTACCAGCTAAACCACGTCTAAGGTTAAAGGTAACGGATACGGATGCATCCGATTTAAGAACATTAGTATCTGACATAAAACAACGATATGATGTTAAAGAATTAAGTATACAACGCATTAACACTGTTAATCAATCATCGCCCGCATCAAAAATACAATTCACTGATTATCGCGAAGTTGAATCACAGAATAAAATTATTTCAGACTATCTAACCAATAATTTCGGCGTATCTGATACTATAACGGATGCTGTTCGTCATATTAATCGTAAAATACATAGTAAGTTACCAGAATCAGAAGTTAGCCGTAATATCACATGGGTTCCGAAAAGCTTCGAATTTTCTAATATGTTTAGTTATGGTCCGGATAATTTAATCGATTTTTCTGATATGCATGGGACATATGGTCTTTTTGCTCCCAATGCATCCGGTAAATCAACATTATTAGATGCTCTATCATTTTGTTGTTTTGATAAATGTTCACGTACGTCTAAAGCAATACATGTATTAAATAATAAAAAATCTAGCTTTCAATCAAAATTTTGTTTTGAATTAGATGGTATTACATATTTTATAAAACGTGATGGTATCAGGAACAATATAGGACATGTTAAAGTCACCGTTGATTTCTGGTATGTTGATTTAGACGGCAATACAGTATCACTTAACGGCGACCAACGTGATTCGACTAATAAAATTATACGTAAGTATCTTGGGTCGTATGAAGATTTTGTATTAACGGCATTGTCATTACAAAATAACAATACAGGATTTATTGATAAAGCACAGCGCGAACGTAAAGACCTATTATCACAATTTCTAGATATTGATATATTTGAACAACAATATCAAATAGCTAATGAAGATATTAAGGATACGGCTGCAGCTATACGTGAACATAAAAGAATCGACCATGCTACATTATTAACCGAGGCTACTGCTAATATTACTACAATTAACGAAGTATTACAGCAGTTGAATAATGATAAACAAAAATTATCAATTGAATTATCGGAAATAAATACAGAATTATTAACATTAACGCGACAATTGGTACCTGTTGATAATTCATTATTAGATGCCGATATTATTAAAATACAACTCAAAGAGATTGAGGAAGAGCAGCAGTATTATACAGAACAATTAGCAGGTATTGATATACAGATTGAACGCTTAGTCGCTGACGCGCAACTGAAAAAGGATACATATGATATATTAAAAGCTAATGGTACTGAACAGCGTATTATTATGATACAAAATGGTATCAATCGATTACAAGATATCAAATCAAAAATTGTAATTAATGAGAATACGTTACAGCATAAACGCCATATAGCAGATCAATTATCTACTCATGAGTATGACCCAAATTGCCAGTACTGTATCTCCAATCCAATAGTTAAAAATGCTAAACTTGAATCTGATCAGATACCGGTACTTGAGCAAGACCTATTAACTTTACAGTTAGATTATAATAGTTCCGGTAGTTTATATAATATGGAAACATTAAATGAGCTACGTACTTCATATGAATCAGCCCGTGAGCAATTGCGATTGGCCATGCAGTCGATTGATAAATTACGTATGAATAAAACTAATTTAGAATCTACTATACAAACCAATATATTAAAATACCGGCATGCTAATGATCAATATGAAAAATCTCTGCAACAAATACATAATGTCAAATTCAATCAAGTAATTGAAAGTAAAATTTCAGGTATTGAACTTCAGCAACATATACTCACAAGTAAAATAAATAAAATTGATGATGTAATCAATCAATATCAGCCAAAATTATATATTGCAACTAAAACTAAAGAAGATGCTGAGAAATCTATAACGCGGTTGGTAGAATTAGAGCAAGAATATATCGGATACGAATTTTATCTCAAAGCCATTAAACGTGATGGTGTTCCATATGAATTAATTGAAAAGGCTTTACCGCAACTTGAAGCCGAAATCAATAATATACTCAGCCAGATAGTTGAATTTACGGTACTGTTAAATACGGACGGTAAAAATATCAATGCTTATATAGTATATGATTCTGATAATTTTTGGCCGTTAGAATTAACATCAGGTATGGAAAAATTCATTGCAAGTTTAGCTATACGCGTATCTTTGATTAACATATCTAGTTTACCTAGACCTAATTTCATTGCAATTGACGAAGGGTTAGGGGTACTCGATTCGGATAACCTTAATTCCTTATACATGTTGTTCGATTATTTAAAATCACAATTTGAGTTTGTAGTATTAATTACCCATATTGACAGTGCTAAAGATTTTGTTAATAATCTAATAGAGATTGAGAAAGAATCTGGATATTCTAAAATCAATTTTTGTTGATATTTATTGCAAAGGGTCGATGTGCCAATCGTAAAAAAAGTTTCATATTTCGGGCTTAAAGATCTGCCATATGCTATAGTCGATACCGACGCCCAGTCACGTGACTTTTTTCGTGTTGTATATTTTCCGGAAGAATTCCGTGCCGGTAAAAATCTTTTCAAGATAAAAGGACATCCTGTTAACTTCGTCGAAGGCTCTGAAATTTATGTTGAAATTTTAGATTATAATGGTGATCCTATATATTATGAACCTATACAGTATTTAGAACAGGGCGGTACTCGAGTAGTATCTGTTTATATTTATCCAAATACATCGCCCGGTGAAGCTATTGTGTATCTAGCCGGCCGAGCACGTTTCAACCCTAATACCGGTGAAGAAATACCATTTTCACGTGATGTGAATAGCCCGGATTATTTTAACATACCAAATGTTTTATGGCGTAAACCAATAGTAATACGACCGCAGACAGCTAATAATTCGGAAATTATTTTTACACAACCTGTACAAGTAACCGTATTTGAAAATGTTCAACAATTTTATGAATTATCCAATATTAATAATTTACAGACCCTAATGTCAGCGTCAATTAACTCAAGCTTGTCAATGCTCCCAGGCAACACGATTACTACTGCACCGACTATATTCGACTTTACTGGATAACATATGCCGACATTTACAATAACATTAAATAACTTTCCGGCGACCGCATCGATGGTATATGGTAATGGTGGATCATTTCCTAATGGTATATTAGCAATACGTGATCCATATATTCCTTCACCCTCATCACGTGTATATGTACATAGTGACGGTAAGGCCGTAACTACTGCTAACGGCACTAGTAATGCATTTATAACTTCATTAACGGCGCTCCCGTACAGTTTAATTAATCCACCCCCTGACGGAATTCAAATATCCGGATCATTTGTATTTGATATCATACAAGTACAGAATGTTAATACTATAGTTGTATCTGATAATTATTTTGCAAATCAACTTAATTTTAATAAATTTGATGTATATACCGAGGGTACCGTAAGTAATACAGCTGTAACGACATTTAATTCATTTACAGCTGATACGAATAATTTTACGGCTAGTTTTGTACAACCACAAGCGGCAGTAGCTACTCCACGGTCCCAAAGTTATGCACGTATAATACTTAGTAATTTAGATCCGGCTACTGGTGATGTATATGCAATACGTACTTCATATAAGCCCGGCAGTGCTTATGGTAATTTTCGTGATTTAGGTATTACGGTATTAGAACAGCAAGAACAGCTTATCACAGGATCCCAGCCAGCATTAATTAACCCAATAATTGGGGCAACCGATCCTAGCACCGGCTTTTTCATTAATACCGATGATATTACCAATAGTTGGACATCGAGTATAGTAGGTACTAATATTGTACAGGATACGTTAGGGGCAATATTATATGATCCGACATATATAATGGGCGCGGTTCGTATTGGCTTTGATACCGGTACTACATTCTCAACTAGTAACGGCGTTGTTTTCAAATTAAGAGAAGATAATGGGCATATGCCAACGTTATCACAAAATACCGATTATGTATTAACGTTTAAACATTATATCAGCGGTTCGCCAGCCGGTGTATCAACATTAGGCACAGGTCATATGGCCGTATTTATTAGTGGATCTACTATAACTAATACGGGTATAACAACCCCTATAACTTATCAATTACCAACCCAAACTGATCCTATAATAAATGGCCCATATGGTACATTGTTAGGTATTATATCAACAACTG